CGCGGGTTGTCTGTAATACACATCAACCTAAAAAAGAAAGTGAACAGCATAAAGGGCGATAAAAATGGCTAAGAAAGTAAGCACCATTGAATTGTTGCGCCGCGCCAATCAGGGCGCTGTTTTGGAGACATCATTTCAAATCCCGATAGGTGACGGCAACTTTATCGACGCCAAGCTGACCGCGCCGGACGCAATGCGAATCTGGGAGGAATCCGATCTTGAACGCCGCGCCGTCTGGGCGAAAGCCGAAGAGAAAGGGCTGGTCGGAAAACCGATCAATCGCGTTGAATGGGACGCCGATCTTGAACGCATGACACCGGAGGAGCGAGAGCTTGCCGAGCAGAATCCACCGGTGGATCAAGCAGAACAATTTGCGCGGCGATTCGGCGGCATCAATGTTTTGCGCGAAATCATCCCGCGACATCTTCGTGACACACGCGGCGAGTATCTTTTCGGAGAGAAGCAGGATCGAGAAGATTTCGTCAGGATCATGTTTTACAATCAGGAGATTTTGCGGGTCGTGTCAAACGCATACGTCGAGTTGACGCGCAAAATCAACCAGGCGCGAGAAGCAATAAAAAACTGACCGAGGCGGGCGAGGGCTGGAATGATTTTCTATTGCAGGACGCTATCGCTCGCAGGTATGGATTTCGCGGCCCATTCGATCCCGCGCTTACTGAAACGTTAAGCGATCCGATCCGGCGAGAGTTTCTGGTTCGGGTTTTGGCAGTTAAAACGACCGAGGAGCTAACGTTGGAGCTACTTGCCGCACAATATCCCGAACTTTTAAAATCTTTGTTTGATGTTCACGGGACCGCGCTCGCAAGAGTCGGCGGGGCGAAAGTTACTCGCATATTCGAGCGCAGCAGACCGCGCCGGGCCGATGGTGTCCGGCAAATTTATCGATTGCCAAATGGACAAGTTGTCGGGGTGACTGACTGATGCCAGACCTTTTAGGGATGAGCGCCGGGACTGCCGGGAGCATTATCGCGGTTGTCGGTATTGCCGGGCTTGACAAATTCGAGCGCGATCTGCAGAAAATGGCGACCGCCGTCGACGGTAAGGCGCAGTTTTTAAACAAGAGCCTGACCGCCGTTGCCGCAGCCGGGGCGACCGTGTTCGTTTCGTCAATCGCCGCCGCGACAGAATTTCAATCGTCTTTTACCGGCGTCACAAAAACGGTCGACGGGCTGTCTGACAATTTCGGCAACCTTACCGCCGAGGGGCAACGTCTTGCAGATCAGTTTCGCGCGCTATCGCTCGAAGTCCCGGTATCGGTAAACGAGCTTAATAAAATCGGCGAACTTGCCGGACAGCTCGGAGTCGGCAAAGAAGACATCCTCGAATTTACCCGCACTATCGCCGCTCTTGGAGTCACCACGAATCTGACTTTCGAAGAGGGGTCTACGCAAATCGCGCGGTTTATCAACGTCACAAAACAAGTCGCACCTGCAGGCTCGCAGATGGCCGAGCAAGCCGAGCGGATCGGCTCGGCAGTGGTAGAGCTTGGCAACAACATGGCAACCACCGAGGCAGAGATTGTCACGTTCGGGTTAAGAATTGCAGGATCAGGCGCACAGATCGGTTTGACGCAAGACCAAATTCTTGCGTTCGGGGCGGCGCTTTCAAGCGTTGGCATTCAAGCAGAGATGGGCGGCACGGCAATTTCGAAGCTGTTTATAGACATGGCGAAAGCCGTATCTGACGGCGGGGCGCAGCTTGAACGCATGGCGAAGATTGCGGGGATGACCATACCCGAATTTTCGCGGCTATTTAAAGAGGACGCAGCCGGGGCGATCAACGCATTTTTTACCGGGCTGAACGAAACGCAAAAATCCGGCGAGAGTCTGTTTCCGATCCTTGAAGAGATGGGCTATAAGGAAGTCAGGTTGCGAGATACGATTCTTAAAACCGCTTCTGCGTCCGATATTTTGTCCGAGGCCCTGGGGTGGTCCTCTAAGGCGTACCGCGAAAATACGGCGATGGCCGACGAAGCGCAAAAGCGATATTCGACGTTTAAAAGTCAGTTGAAATTATTCGATAATGCAGTCAACGATGCCGCTATTACGCTCGGCAATAAAATGTTGCCCGCGCTCAACGATGTTTTCAGCGTTATCAATTCAAATAACGCCGTAGTTACCACTTTGCTTGATACCGTCGGAACGATGGTTTTGGTTTTAGGCGGATTGGCCGTTGCAATTAAAACGTATAGAGGTGCATCTGAATTGTGGCGGGCTGCCAATGTCGCACTCAACGGCTCTTTCGGCCCGGTGCTGCTGGCTGTGACCGCGCTGGTTGCCGTAATTACTGCGATCAAAGTCGCGCAAGACAAGTACCAAGAATCAATATTGCGAGGGATCGACGCGGCAAGCGACCAAATACGCGAAATTGAAAAGCTGGAGTTACAATATAACAATTTGAGCAAACAGACGGACTTGACCGTTGCTGAACAGGAAGAGCTAAAAAAGATAACAGAGGAGCTTGATGGTTTATATCGAAATAATGGCATTTCTATTATGGAAATGGCGAAAAGCTTTGGCTCTCTGTCTTCGGAAATTCGAGCGGCAAAATTAGATGATCTGCGAACCCGTCTTGCCGAAATCAATGCCGAAATAGAAAAAAAAACCGGTAACAAATTTCTTGATTATTCTGCACAAATCAAATTGCTCAAAGAAGAGTCGGCAGCGCTTACCAGCGAAATTAAAGAACTATCAAGCATGGAGGCTACATATCAGAAATTAAATATCAATACAACCGAATCCATGAAAGAGCAGATTTCGGCTTTAGAGGCTGTCAGAAGTCAGACGGAAAAGGGGACGGTACAATATAAAGAGCTAACCGACCGGATCGAGCAGCTTAAGAATAAACTTGACGAGGCCGCAGGTAAAAAAGCTCCAATCGATTGGCAAAAAGCCATTGCCGATGCAGGATATAAAACAGTAGAATCAATGCAAGCGCAAATCCGCGAAATTGAAACGCTGATGAAGCACGTTGAGCCGGGATCGTCACCATGGCGCGCGATGCGTGATGATCTGAACGATCTGTATGCACAGGTCGGTAAGGTCTCGCCGTTTTACAAGTTGTCGCAGGACGCGCTTGGCTTTTACAGCGTCGGCGAGGACGTGACGCAGGTCACCGGTAAGATTCGCAATAATTTTGAACAGCTGCCGGAACCTATCGGTGAGGTAGATCAAAAAATAAGTAAACTCGGAGACTCCACCGAAAAGGGCGGCAAGGATTGGGTTGCATACGCAAGCTATCTAAACGACATCACGAGCCGCTTTGGAGAGGCCGGGGATTTGATCGGCAAGGGCGCAAATCTAATTGCAACCGCCGTGACTGGATCGTTTGACCCGTTGACGTTCGGTTTGAACGCCGCCGGGTTTGCGATTGACGCATTAAGCACCGGGTTCGGGTTATTCAAAAAAGAGGCCGATCCGGTCCCGAAAACAATCGAAGAGGTAGAGGCATCGCTCGGCGAACTGCAGGCGCGAATTGAGTCGACAAACGAAATCATCGGGCAGCTTGGGTTTAGCTCTACATACATCACCGGGCTGCAGGGCGCAATTGATGAATACAAAGAAGATATGCGAGTTGCAAGCGGGTATTGGTACGATGTACTTGCAGGGTCGATTGAACAATTTCAAAAGATTTTAGAAGATTTGACCTACGCTTTCAAGTATGAGGATGTTTTTGCGACCGCCACCGGCTCGCTGGATATATTAATCGAGAAAGCGCAATATTATACCGAATATTTCGGTAATATCGACATGAGTGGATTTTCGACACTGCTGCTCGGCGAAATCCAGAACGGGCAAAAGCTGCTTGCGACGTTGGACCCGACAAGTAGGGCCTATGAAGATTTAATTACCAAGCTGCGCGACGCCTATAATTGGTACGGCCAGCTTTCAGGGCAAACAAATATATTAATGACCCTATATCCAGAAATGGCGGATCAACTTGCGCGAATATACGAGGCGTCGAAGCTGAACGCAGAAGCCGCCGGCGACGAATCTGTTATGCTTGAAGTACTAAAAAATAGTCGGGTGTTGCACGCCACTTCTGTTGAAGAGCAGATCGCAATATATGAATCGTTGATGTCGATGGTGGGGCAAGAAACAGAAGAGTATAAGGCGCTTGAAACAATTCTGACGATATTAAAACAAAGCATAAATGACACAACAACAGTTATAGATCATAACTCTGATGTGGTTGACGAGAACACTGTCGCCGTTGATAAAAATCGAGTGTCTCATAAAGCGCTGGCGGTTGTCGCTGAAGATGCGACGGCGATTATCGAAGAGTCAAATAAGAATTATACAAAGATGTCCACCGTTGTTGATGAGTCTGGTGAATCATTCAAAAGAGCGGCTGCTCAAATTGGTAAATATAATTTCATTCTTGACGAAACACTACAAATGATTCGCAAAAAATATACAGAATTTGAAGAGGGTGTCAGATTTATTGGCGCGGCGCTTGATGAAATAAATTATTTCAAATTCGACATTGACATGACAGACCTGGACGAAAAAGCGCTCGCGTCGTTAAAAAATGTATATGCTTATATGCAAAACCTTAACCCGAATAGTGAGGCGTTTCTGGATGCGCAGAAAGCATTTGACCAGTTGTTGGGCAAATTTTACCAGATTGGCTACTCGTGGGAGGACATTGCAAGGTATTTAAATATTCCGGTTCGCGGCGAGATACAGTTTGGCGTCAAGGTTGTTTCGGATGAGGGAGGCGAGGATATTGTCCAAAACAATCCCGTTCTGGGTGAGGCCGTTATCGATTATGGCGCGCTGCTAAAATCTAAAATATCGGTAATGCAGAACGCTTTATTTTTAGCACAACAAGGACTCGGCGATCTTCAGGCCGCGCAAGCTGGTAGTTTGGCTCAAATTGCCGAAAAGTATAACGAGCAAATCAACTCTCGCATAAATACACAGAGGGCGCTTGAAAATGAAATATTGGAACTTGGCGACCGGCTTAAAAAAATAAACGAGCAATATTCGGAACAGATCAATCAAAAGTTGGCAGAGCAAAGAGATATTGAAAAAGAGATATACGACCTTGTAATAAGCAGAACAGAAATTCACAAGGAATATGAACAACAGATAAACGCATTGCGATCCACGTCTGGAAAAATCTCTGACGTATTGCAAGATATAATGGCAGATCAGGAGCCGCTCACCATTCGCAGAATAGAAGAGGCGGTGTTTTCGTTGAGCGGCGTTGCGCGCTCTTTTGTTGTCGACTGGGACGCGATGCTTGACCGGTTGATGGGCGGCACAAAGTCTGAATATGAGGAGATGGAAGAAACCGCCAAATCTGCGCAGACGATAATCGACAAAGCAAAATATTTCGGCGTAAATATATTCGGTACGGAAGTTGAATCGCAGCTTAATGCCATGATTTTTAGCATCCGGGAGTTTTTGAGTGAAATAAACCCGGACAGCCAGGCATACAAAGACGCGCAAGAAACGATCGGCAACCTTGTTAGTGGGTTTGAGGGACTGGGTGGTGTTCTTGACGAGGGTGCCGCGCAAAGGTCTGCGGCTGACTGGGCAGAGCAGGTTCGTGTGCAGCTTGAGCAGCAGATGCAGGGGCTGCGTGACGAAGAAGGCAAAAAAATCATAGCCATAGATGCCGACATTGATTTAGCAAAACAGAAAATCGCCGAAATAGATAATGACGTACTCGAATTGATGGCCAGGTGGCAGCAAGAGCAGCTGTCTATTAATACAGACATAATGGCAGCGAAACAAACCATTGTAGAGATTGACGACGAAATTAGAGCATTAATGGAGCGGTGGGAGAAAGAGGAATTACAAATCGCCGTCGATATTGATAACGCTAAAAATAAAATCGCAATCCTTGAGGAACAATTACAAAACCTAATCGAGACGTATAACAACCAAACAATAAAGTTGAACGTTGAAACCGGAATCAACACCGGACTAAACGACATCACCGTGGCATCTGGCGGCAAACCTGGTGGTGGCAATTTTTCTGTGAATGTTTACGGCGCAACGCCCGACACTTGGGTATCGATAACCGACAAGGAAATCGAGCCGCGAATTAATGAACGCAATCGGCGGTTTACGGTTGGGGAGAATCCGTATGCCGGATAATGCCGTAAAAGTAACTTATTCTGGCGGTGACGTTTACTTTTATCAGGATGAGATCGTTCTTGGGCAGACGGTAGAAGAGGACTTGCACCAGACGCACGCGCAGCAGGCGGCAAAGCCGGAGATTGCATATTTCGGCAACCCGGATGAAACGCTGTCGATAACTTTTGAGCTTCGCCGATCCGACACGGAGACGCGAATCAATACAATCCTTGACGCGGGCGAAGAGCTAACAATTTACCCCGCGTTACTGTTTGACAATGCGCTTCACGTGCATTGCGTGCCGCTATTGGATGGGGTGCAATCAATTGAGGTATTCGGTTGGCCGATTGCCAACGAGCGAATGACGGTAAGATTTTTAAAGAGCGGTGCATAAATGCCCTGGTATGACGGAAATATCCCGGCAAAGTGGGAGACGGCACTCGAAAAGAAGATCGGCGCAAAGATCGCCGTCAAGGCCGTGCTTGATCCGGACGGGCTGAACTTGACGCTAAACGGCGAGCATGATCTTGTTTCAGCCGGCACGGTCGGGCAGGTGCGTGATATGTCCATCGATTATGGCGGTCGGGCGATTGTGCAAGATGTCGCGTTGGTGTTTAACGACCCGGATAATTATTTCAGCCCGGACAACACCGCGTCACCGTTTCATCAAGCAGAAGGTACGTTGTCTGCAGATGCAAGCGCTACAGACACAACTTTGAAATTGTTGTCATTTACCGGGTTCAGTTTTGCCGCCGACGAGGTGCTTTTAATCGGCGATGGGACAAACGAAGAGGAGATTGTTGTTGCGTCGTTTACGGCCGACAATGGGTCAACCGGATATCACGAGCTTGTGATTGACGCACCGGGATTGGTAAATACTTTTTCTGCGGGGACGCGAATATGGACCAAGCCGGTTGTCGGCAAGGAGATTGTTATCTCACTTGTAAATCTTACAGAGTCAACAAGTGAGGAGCTTGTGCTTTTTCGTGGTAACATTATCAGGGCGCCAGAGCTTTTGATCGGACAGGCAAGAATCACAATCAGCGACACACGCAAAAAACAACTTGATACGATTATCGTCGGTGCGGATTCTGGCGCGGATTTAAAGCTGATGACCGTGGGAGTTGATGGTGCGCTTGAATCATCTATAAATTGGGGCGAGCAATTCAACAAAGCGCCGCTCGTGTATTCGGTTGATGAGGGACAGTTACCGAATGGGTTATTGCTAAATTCGTCAACCGGGGTCATCTCCGGCACACCGACAGCCGCCGGAGAGTTTACGTTCACGGTTCGGGTGACGAACGCTGATGGCGATTATGTGACGCAAGAAATAACGATGGTTGTTTTTGCGAGAATCAACACAGAATTTGAGGCCGCTCTTGGACTTGATGACTATACGGTTGATGTGCCGAATGGGACGGGAGAGATTGTTGACGGTGAATTTGTTTTTGATTTTGCAAATACATCAAAATATAAACATCGTTTAGGCGAACTTGCTCCGTGGGCGGAAGGCGACAGTAGAGATGATCGACCGGCAAGCATTGTTTATAAGCCGGACAATATTGCGTCTACAAATTGGTCGGTTATCGCCTGCATAGATTCGACAAATTTTCCAACGCACCCCACCGTTGACAACGCAATGGCCGCG